GGTCGCTGTACAGCGTTGCGTTGGTCACCGTTGCCCCGGCAGGAAGGCCGGCCAATGAAAAGGTCAGCGTGCCCAACGCGGTGGAAGGGCCCGGACTCATGACATACTGCCCGCCGCCGATATAGACTACCTTCCACTTGCTGACCAGGCTGATGTCGCCCGCGTATACCGTTATCGTTGCCACTTACTCACCCGCCCATCTGATGGAAAAGCCGTGCGTGCCATCCAGCACCCAGTTACCTATCTTCACCGAGTTCATCACGCTGATGTCCTGCACAATGAGTTCATTGTTGGACAGGTAGGCCACTTCCAGCCCGTTCATCCAGAAACTCAGCCTGTCGCTGGTAAAGGTCGCGGCCAGCCCGCTGCGCTCAATGACGGTCTCGCCGTCCACCTCAATGCGCGTCAGGTTCTCGCCCACCGCCACGCCATACCTTGGTATGTTGTTCTCGTCAAAGAACAGCAGCCCGGTCTTGATGTACTGGTCGGACTCTATGTTGTAGGTGTTCAGTAGTTCCAGGGAGTCCTGGAGGTTGGTCAGCCAGGACTCATAATTGAACGCCTGCACCACCCCGGTGGCGATGGCCTCTATCTGCTGGCTGGCGTTCTCCACATAGGTGCCAAAGGAACTGACCGCCACATAGCTGCTCTCCAGCGTCTGCGTCAGCTGATCATACTCGGCCTGCACGGTGTCCGCCGTCTTGATGATGAGCGCCTTGAGGTTGTTGTAGGCCTCGTGGATGGTCGCCGTGCCGCCGTCCGGCAGCGTGTCCCCGCCTGTCACCGCCTCCACGGCTTTCAGCACGATGCTCTCCGGGTTGATGTTGTCCAGCGTGATGAGCAGCGCCTGGTGCATCTGGTACAGGTAACTGCGCACCTGCGTCAGCTGCTCCATCTCCGTGCCGTGCAGCACCGGCGGCGTTCTCAGGTTCAGATCCATGCGCCGTCACTTCCCTGCTCGCTCAGTTTGGCGATGGAGAACACGCGCACATCCCCGCTGCCCTCCAGTTTCATCTCAAAGTGGTCACAGCGCCGGGGCGCCACGGGCAGGGTTACGGAGCGCACCTTCCCATGCCCCCGGATATGCCCAGCCAGGTGCCAGCCGCCCACGCTGTCATAGCGGAACAGCACGCTCAGCAGGCCGTCCTCCGGGATCAGCGCGCGGATGTTGAAACGGCTGACATACTTGTGGTCGGCGCTCTCATAGCCGATGATGCCGCTTTGCGCGGAGAAGGCCACCTTGTCCTCCTTCGTCCCGCTCTTGCCGTACACCGCCACAATGTTCTTGGTAACCGCGTCAATGTAGTACAGGTCATCTCCCACCTGCGCGAAGCCCATCGCCTTCACATTGTCCTCGCGGTACCACACCCGCAGCCTGGTGTCATACAGGTACAGGTGGTAGGCCCCGGCCTCGTCCTTCATGCTGATGTAGTACAGGTGCTTGTACGCGCCCGCCACGGCCTCCCGGTAGGTCTCGCTGCCCAGGGGCTCGGAGATGCCTGTCGGGTCTGAGCCGTCATACACCAGCACATCCGTGCGCCCCTTGTAGTACAGCAGTTCGTTGACGATCTGGAGCGAGCGGTGGCTGCCCTCCTGCAAGCCCCGGCAGGCGTAGGTCTCCACGCGGTAGTTGGCCGGCACCGCGCCGTACACCTTGTGCAGCGCTGTCTCCTTGAAGAACAGCGGGTAGCCCTGGTAGGTCACCGCGCCGGTGAACTTGCCGTCCGTGCCGACAGACACCGCGTAGGAGTCCGTGGACACGCCCTGGAACTTCTTCCAGTTCTTGAAGTCGCCAAGGGCGCAGGCATACAGCTCATTCACCGCCTTGCCGCTCACCACGCCATACTTGCAGCCCCACAGGCGGTTCTCGCTCTCGGTGATGAAGTCCAGCGCGGGCATTTCCCGCTTCACGGTGACGGTCACCCCGGGCATGGTATGCACCTGAGAAAGAATGCCCGGCACGATGATGTAGCCGGTTCCGATGTCGCTGATGATCTTGCTGCCGTTCAGCGCCGGAATTTCCTTGCTCAGGTTCGGGTCTGAACCGGCAAAGGTGATGCCGGCCACCTCCACGCCGTCCAGCTTCTCAAAGTATGTTTCCACGCCGGGCAGCTGCACCTTGGTGTACGCGCTGGGCACCAGCGTCCAGGTGCCGGACAGGCTGCTGTACTGCTTCAGTTCGTGCTTCTCGCGGCTGGTGTCTATCCAGTACGCGCCGTTCACCGGGTTGGCCGGCGGCTGCGTGCCCACGGAGACATTGCTCATGGGCAGGTCGCTGCCGTCCACCCGCGCCGGGGTCAGCACCACGTCCCCGGTGTAGGTGTAGCTGCTTTCAATGCTGCCGTAGTCCGTCAGGACGGCGGTGTTCACATACTTCTTGTCCGGCAGGATGATGATGTACGCGCCCATGCTCACCAGCTGCTTGGGGACGCCGTTGTTCAGCAGCACAAGCCCGGTCACCGCCCGCCCGCCAATGTACAGCGTGTCGCCGTCAATATGCACCAGGGCATCCCGCGCGAGGATGCCCAGTGGTGCTGTCAGTTGTGCCAGGATGCCGCGGCGCTCCCTGGGCGCGAACACCGGGAACTCACGCGGGCTGATGTTGGTGGTCTCCCGCCATTGCCGCGGGTCGGCGCGCAGGCTGCGGTTGATGCCCAGGAATTCCTCCTGCACCTCCCGGTACTGCTGGACGGGTTGTAACTGCGGGTACTGCATATCTCACCTACAGTCTGAAGTGCGTGCTGCCCTGGGCAGACGGGTAGGCCCGGGTGATGTGCCTTGCCAGCGCGTCCCGCGCCTCCGCGAAGAGGATGGCCTCGCTGTTGTAGTGCGTCAGCTCGCGGTTGTACAGGCTGATCTTCATGCACAGCCAGTGCGTGTACAGCGGGATGTCATAGGGCGCGGGCGCCAGCAGCTCGGTCTCCCGGCTGATGTTCTCCTCATAGCCCTCCCAGGCCTCCGGCAGCCAGTCAATGACGGACTCCTCCCTGAACTTGGCGTACAGGATGGTGTCCAGTTCGTGGAGCCAGGCTATCAGCCGCTCCGCGTCATAGGCGTGCGGCTTGAGTTCCGCGACAGCGGCGATGGCGGCTGAAATTGTCATGCTTTACCTCACAGTTGGTGGTTCAGCCCGGATATCTCGCGCAGGTAGTCGGCGGTGGCCTCCTCGGCCTTTAATGAGCGCCGCAGCACCTCATACACCGGGTAGGGCACCTCAATGGACTTGCCCTTGGGCAGGGAGAAGGTGCGGTCATTCACGCGCACAAACAGCATCCGCTTCTCGGTCACGCCGGGGCGCGGCAGGGTGATGGTCATTTTGCGCTTCCAGGGGTCGGTAACCGGGCGCTCAATGATGGTTTCTTCCACGATGGGTTCCTCTACAACAGCCTTCGGTTTGGTTGCCATACTATCTCCTTAAAGAGGGGCGGAGGTAGTCAGCCCCCGCCCCGGTCGGTCAGTTCGCCTCAGCAGTGGCGGAGTAAGCGCTGGCGCACTCCAGGGTCACCAGGCGCTCCGGGTACACGATCTTTGCAGCGCCGGAGAACTTGCCGCCCACGGTGCTGAACTGCTCCAGGGGGCCGCCGATCTGCTGCTTGGACTTCACGATGGTCTCCATGCCCGCGCCTTCGGGGTTCACAACCTTGAAGGCGCCCTTGCCGAAGAACATCACGGGGAAGATGGCGATGCCGCCCGCGCCGCCCTCGCCGGGGTACACCACATCGTTCTTGGCGGGCACGTTGGACACGCCGCTCAGGGAAGCGGCGGTCAGGGTCAAGGTCTTGGCGCTATGTGCAGCGGCTTCAACCTCGTACTGCACGCCGTCCACGATGATGAGGCGGCCCGCGAGCGCGGTGGCATCAGCCTCGGTCAGGGTCTCCGACACCTCCACGGCACGTGTGCCGGCGGTGTAGGAGACAACGGTCAGGTTGGCAGCGCCCGCGGACAGCGGGGCGCCCTTGATGATGGGCGCGAGCGTGGACTTCACGAAGCGCACGCCGTTGAGTTCGCCCAGTTCGTTGGTGAAAATGTTCTTGCTGCCCGCGTACTGGTGCGCCTCAATCCACCCCTTGGTGGCGCGCAGGTCATACGCGAGGTAGGGATGCACAACGGCAACATAGTTCATGCCGTCATAGGTCGGGGCGTCCGCTGCTTCCAGCTTGGTCACGGCCTGCGCGATCATATCCGGGGTCAGCCCGCAGAATGTCGCGGCCTGGTCGCTGAGCTGGTAGCGCCCGGCGGTCTTGGACACAAAGGCGTCCGTGCTCTTGTTGCGCGCGTCAGCGTACAGCGTGTTGGTGCCTTCCAGCAGCGCGGAGCGCACCAGCTTGTCATAGGTGCGGCCCAGGGACGCGCCAATTTCCTCGGTGGCGCCCAGGATGACAGGGTCGGTCGCGTGCAGGTCAAGCTGCTTGGTGATGGCCACATACAGCCCGTGCTCCACAATGGACACGTTCTGGCTGGTCAGCCCAAACTTCTTGCCTGCGGGGATTACGCCTTCAGTCAGGCGGTCAGCATCGGGAAGCGTGTTCCAGATGCGCCATTCAACGGTCATGCCCTCGCCGGCGGGCAGGTTCTCCGGATCGCCCAGCTGCGCGAAGACCAGGTTTTCACGACTGTTCTCCAGCATGGAGGTGTCGTAGAAGGTCTTCATGGTCGCGGACATGGAGTTGTTGGCGTTAAACGGGGTTACCGCCCCCGTGGTAGCGTTGATATACTGCGTGGTCGCATTGACCAGGGTTCCTGCATCAGCCATTTTGATGCCTCCTCGTTACATGACGTATTTCTTGCCGCGCTTGATGTCCTCGCGCATCTGCTTGAGAACTTCCGGCGGCCAGGTGTGAGCGTTCTCGCTCAGCTTCACCGCGTTTGAGGTGGCATTCAGGCCGTTCTCAGCCGGCCTGTTGGCGGTTGCCCGCATGGAGTTGGACAGGCCCTCGGATACTTTCTGCGCCGTGTACTGCATCGCGCCGCCCAGGATCTCGTCCTTGTGGACAATTTCGTAGATGGTGCGCAGCGGCACATTCACCGATGGGTGCGTCAGCCTGGCGAATTGCTCATTGCCCAGTTCCGCTTGCAGGTCAAAGCCTGGGTATACCTTGCGCAGCTCTTCCGCTTGGGTCGCCAGGTGCTGGAAGTGTTTCTGCATCGCTTCTTCCTGCATCCGCTGGGCCTGCATCCGTTCCAGGTAGTTCTTCTGCTGCTCAAGCTGTTTCATTTGCTTGAGCGTCTCCACCGGGATGCCGCGCTCCAGCGCCTCGTCCTCATACAGGGCGTCATCGTCCGTGATCTTCTTGACCAGGCCGTCAAGGTCGCCCTCTTCCAGGCCGTGCTTCTTCGCCAGCGCCTCAAGCGCCGGGCTGAGTTTCTCCAGCTTGGCTTCCGCCTGCTTGGAGTTCTTCAGCCGTTCCTGGACGATGCGGGAGACCTCCTTGCCGAAGTCCTCCTTGTATTCGCCCTTGATCAAGTCCTCAAACGTGGGTTTGGGTTGTTCCGCAGGAGGGGACTGCGCTGGCTGCTGCTGCTGGGGGAGTTCAAACTCCACGCGCTGCGGCTGCGGCCTTTTCGCCCTCAACTTCTCAAGCCCGGCGGCGGCTTGCATATCGCCCGGTGACTGTGCAGGCTGTCCTTCGCCACCCGTGGGTGCGCCGGCGGGAGCCCCGCCTTCAGCGAACATCTGCAAATTCAGGTCTAACATAAAAACCCCCTTCTGCCCGTGCGGTGGGCGATCCCACATCACACGGTAAAGGGGGTTTGAAAATTATGTAAGCCCCGGGGTCACCTGGGCAGGTTTACCTCCGCAGCGCGTATCCTGGCGTTCTTCACAATGCCCTTCTCCTGCGGCCTGTCAGGGTTCACGTTGTCCAGGGTTGGCAGCTGGCCTTTCGGCAAGGGCCGCCCCGGTTTCGGGCCTTCCATGCCGCCCTGCGGGGCAATGCCAAGCATCTGCGCCAGCGCCGGCAGGTTCTGCGGTTCGTAGCGCTGCGCCAGGCTCATCGCCGCCTGGATGGCCGCCTGCAATTGTTTGAACAATTGCCCGTTTTGCGCCACCTTGACCGCCAGTTCCTCCTTGCCCGGGAAATCCATCATATCCAGCAGCATCGTGATCTGGTCTGCCATCTGCGGGTTGAACGCGCCCATCGTAAACATCTGGATGGCCAGCTCGTTCTGCGCCTGCCGGGAGAACGGCGTCTGCTTGGCGGCCTTGACCTCCACGTCAAAGACAGGCAGGCGATATCCCAGCTCAATGCCAAAAGCGTTGCCCTGGTTCTGCGGCAGCAGGCCCTGGTTGGAAAACTGCACAAACTGCATCGCGCCCTGCTTGCCAAGGATGCGGAAGGTGCGCGGGATATCGTAGAACTGCCGCATACGCTCTATCACCATCGTGATGAGCCTTGCATAGGCGCGGTAGGTGCCAAGCGTGGACGCCCTGGAAGACCGCCCGGCGCTCTCCTGCATCGCCGCCACGCCGGAGGCCGTGGTCATGCCCCCGGTGCCGCCGTTCATCACATCCGTGTTCGCGCTGGTGTTCTTGAGCTCGTTGACCTTCTCCTGGTACACCGCGAGGTAGGCCCCGGACAGCGGGGTCACCTGGATGGGCATCAGCACGCTGGGGTCAATGGTGCCTTCCACGTCCACCAGCGGGCGCGTCCAGTCCATGAACTCCGCCTCGTTGACGCCTCCGTCCTTGCGCTTGAAGTATCTTGGCGTTGCCGCCATGGTGGCGTTCTTCACCAGCTGCTGGCCCAGCAGGTCAATGCTCTCCTGCGGGGACTTGGCGATGTCCACATAACCTATACCGCAGGGCGAGCCCTCCACGGGGAAGAGCACGTCCACCACAAAGGGATACAGGCCGTCATCGTACCAGCCCGTCTGCGCCATCTTTTCATCGTTCTCGGTGGCGAACAGCACATGCTCGCCCACATACTTGCAATAGTGCAGCACCGTGCGCCCTTCCACCACGCGCTTGTAGTACCAGTCCACCACGAGTGACTTCTTATCCGTGTTGATGTGGTCATCGTAGGCATAGGTGTTCAGCGTGATGCTGCCCTGGCCCTTCAGTTTGCCCTGCAATTCCGGGTAGGCCTCCTCCAGCACCTCGTTGTCCACCAGCTCCGCGTGGAAGAGGTTGCGGCTGTCCTGGATGTCCTCCACGCCCGGCTGCCAGAAAAGGTTCAGCACATCGGTCTCGCGGATGGCGATGTCCCCCAGCCCGTTCAGTTTGCTCTTGTCCCAGAACACGCCGTAGACAACTGAACCGTGCTTGTTCTTCTTCCACGCGCCGTTGCTGTACACCTGCTCAAAGCCGTTCTGCTCCAGCACCAGCGGCGTGATGTCGCTGAGCATGGCGGCGGTCTGCTTGTCATCCATCATCCGGGGCAGGATGCGCGGCTCCGGGTAGGCCTCAATGGCGTCCGCCTGCTTGCCCATCAGGATGTTGAACAGCCAGGCGCTGGTGGGGCGCGCGTCCATCGGGTTGCCCGAAGGCCGGCCCGCAGCGTCCATCACCTCCCAATGGCGAAGCCTAAACCATTTCTCGTTCTCTATCAGCCGGCGCTCCAGGTTGACCTTGCCCTCCTTGTACTCGCGGAAGACCTCATTTGCCTTTTTGATGGCTTCCTTGCCGATGCGCGCGCCGGGCAGCTGCTCCGCCGCCTCTTTCTTGAACCTGTCCATGAATGCCATAATCACAGCCTCCTGTAGGGGGATATCTTGGTGTGCTGGTTGAGCGGGTCAAAGAGGATGGGCTCGGCCTTCTCCACCACGACCGGCTTCACCGGCCTGTGAGAACACATATACCGTATAGAGTCCGCGCAATGGTCTTCCAGGTCGGTGTCCATGTCCTCTACTTTTATGGGGTCATACATCATCAGCGGCATAGTGCGGATAACATGCTTGCAGTTGGAAAAGAACTGCATCCGGGGGTAGCCCTCCTCGTCAAATTGCAGCCTGTAATGCACCTGCATCCAGCCCGGGATACGCTCATTGTCCGCCTTCACGAAGTACACGCCCTCGCTGGACGCGGTGTCCGCGATGGAGATGCCGGTGCTCTCCTTCGCCCAGATGGACGGGTCCGCGATGCCATGCACGCGCTTCCCCTTCAGCCAGGGGTGCTCACGCTCAGTCCGCGCGATCTCCTTGAACACCCGGTCAGCCGTCCATTTGATGCCCTCATTCGGCTCACGGCCCATGCCGTACAGCTCCAGGATGCAGTACAGGTTGCCGTCATAGTCCACAGCCCACCAATGCACCGCGAAGGGCCGGGCAAAACCCCAGTCAAAGGTGCGGTAGATGGCCCACTCACGCGGGATGTCAAAGGGGTCTATCACATGGGTATGCCGCCTATCCGCGTAATGCTCCCGGTCATCCGTCCATTCCTCAAAAAAAACGCCTTCCAGGATGTCCCAGTCGCCTTCCAGCCAGGCCCGGCGCAGTTTGTATGGCAGCGCCTCCAACTGCTTGACATAGTCCGGCTGGCTCTCCAGCAGCGCGTCATTGTCCATCACCAGGGAGCGGATGAACTGGTAGTCCTCCGGGTCTTCGCTCTCGTTGAAGTCCTGGTCAATGAACAGGCGCTTGATATAGCCGTGCGATACCCCGCCGGGGTTGCAGGTATAGTAAATGCGCTTGGGGAAGTCATTCACGCCGCGCAGGGAAGCCGGGAACACCTTCAGCCATTCCTCTTTGAGCTGCGTGGCCTCGTCAATGAAAATCACATCATACTCAGCGCCCTGGTACTGGAGCACATGGCTGTCCGCGTCACAGTAGCCAAAGGCGATGGTTGAGCCGTTGTCAAAGGTGAAGCGCTTGTCGCTCGCGTTGTACCGCGCGATGCCATGCAGTTCCAGACGCAGGATGTCAATGTGGTTGTTCTGCAATTCCTTGTAGGTGCGCCGGAGTATCAGGATCTTGATGCCCTCATACTCCAGGGCCAGCAACTTCGCCTTCATCCGGATAGAAAAACTCTTCCCGCCTCCGCGCCCGCCGCCGAAGGCCACATACTTCCGCCTTGACTGCAAAAAGTCCAGCTGCCGTGGCTGGGGCCTCCCGATGTCCAGCAAGATGCTCACTTCGCCAGTTCCCTCAACTCATCGCTCATCACCACACGGATGGTCTTGTCCGCCTGATCTGCCTGCGCCTCGCGCTCAAACCGCGCCCTGTCCAGGTCAAGCCGCTCGCGGTCAAACTCCGCCGCCGGCTTCCCATAGCCATACTCCATCAGGATGCGCGCGGCGCTCATGCGGTCACGCGCGTTGGTCTTCTCGCCCACCATGATCCCCCACACCACCTTGAGCGCGTCATAGCTCTTCTCCTGGGCGAACTTCTTGAACTCCTCGCGGAGCTTCGGCCTGCCGCCGTTCTTGTTCCCCTTGATAAAGCGGCCCTTGTCATCCCGTTGCCGCTTCTTCTGCCCGGTTTCCTCCCGGTTGTCTTGCGGTGGGGGGACACCGCTGTCTGCTTTACTCATAAAGCACCTCCCCACGGACATTGAACAACATCCCGGGGAGGTATATAAGCCCCGGGGCTTTTTGTGCAAGTTGCACAATAAAACAAGTAAATGTTTGGATGCGCTTTTATGCTTTCACCCCTTGACGTGAACCATTTGGTTCACTTATAATCAAAGCAACAACATACAAGGAGGCCGCCATGACACAGAAAACCTTGAACCACTACGTTGACACCTTCAACCCCTCGGTAAAAGTCGGAGACCAGGTAATGCTCATCAGCAAGTACGACGAGAACTCCGGCAGCGAGACCTGGCACATCCGCGTCACACAGGACGGCATCAGCGGTAACATGGATGCCACCCAGAAGCGCTTCCACGGCTGGCGCGGAACCACGAATAATATCAGCATCACCGCTCATGGGCTGCGCCAGGTCATCAAAGTGGTCAACAACGGCGATTCCCAGCGCGTGACGGTTGGCAAAGACCTTCATCCTGATTGGGCATGACTATCGCTGATCGCATCCGTAAAGCGCGGGAGCAGGCGGGGCTGACACAGATGGCGCTGGGAGAACTGCTCGGGTACAAGCCCGCCACCGCGAAGACCGCCGTGTACAGATGGGAGGCCGGCACGCGCCCCGTCCCGATGGACAAGATCAAGCCCCTTGCGGAGGTTCTGAAGATACCACCCGACAAGCTGCTGCCATAGGAAGAGGAGCCGAAAGGCTCCTTTTTCATAGGCTGAGGTAGCCCTCTATGACTTCCTTCGCCGCTTCCCATCCCAGGCACACATGGACAGCGTAGCCGTTCGCCCGGAGCGCCTTGTGCCACTCCGCCTGGGTGACGCTCACAGCGCCTTTCTTACGCCGTTTCAGCTCAATGTAGAGGGCATGGTACTTCCCTTTGGGCAAT